TGGCCCACGCTACGGGGTTGCGCATGTTGCGGGCATGGCCGATGGCGATGAGCTGCTGGAGGGTTTGGGCTTTGCCTTGCTCGCGGCGGCGCAGTTGCACATCGATGCGCTTCAGCTCTTTGAGTTCGCCGTCCACCTGCTGCATGGCGCGACGCGGCACGGGCGCGCAGTTGGCGCCGCAGACCGGGCACTGCGGCGCCGGCCTGAATGCAGCGAAGCAGGCAGGGCAGGTGCGCACCGATGGCGCTTGCTGGCTCCCGCTTGCGCGCTTGGCGCCATGCTCGAGCGACCACTGACGGATCTGATCAGGGAAACCGTGCCGGGTGACGTTGCCGACGTGATCGAGGATCAATGCGGCCTCTTTGCCTGGTGCGGGCCGCAAGACCCGACCGACCTGTTGCAGGTACAGGCCGAGCGACTGGGTGGGCCTGAGCAGGATCGCGACGCTGGCGGCGGGGATGTCGAAGCCTTCAGAGACCACGTCTACGGTCACCAAAACCTGCACCAGGCCGGCACCAAAATCTGCAACGACCTGATCGCGGTCTGTCGTATTGCCTAGCAGCAGCTTTGAGCTGATACCTGCCGTCTCAAATGCGTCTCGGACTGAGACGGCGTGAGCAACGTTGCAGCAGAACGCGATCGCCTGCTGTGCCCCCGCGAGACGGTGGTAGTGGCTGATTGCGTCGCCGGTGACTGTTGGCCTGGCCATGGCGGCCGCGACCTGATCGTTGGCGTAGTCACCAGCACGGCGTCGCAGCTGCGACAGATCGGCCACGATGGGCGGCGCAAAGATCCGCGCGGGTGACAGGTAGCCGGCAGATGTGAGCATCTGCACCGATGGCCCTTCGATCAGTGCGTCGAAGGTGTCGCCAAGGCCGCGGCCATCAAGGCGGCATGGTGTGGCGGTGACGCCCAGGCGCAGAGCATCGGGCCAGTGGTTGAGGATACGCGACCACGAGCCAGCGGCGGCGTGGTGCGCCTCATCGATGATGATCAGGCAAGGCTCCCAGTCGAGGATCGCGAGCCGACGGACGAGCGTCTGAACGGATGCAACCTGCACCGGATGCTGCGATGGCTGCACGCCAGCAGCGATGATGCCGTGCTCGACGCCGGCGGCGGTGAGTTTGCTGCTGGCCTGATGGATCAGCTCACGTCGATGCACCAGGATCAGCACCCGGCGGCCGCGGGCTGTGGCGCTGGCGGTGATGGCGGCCAGGATCACGGTCTTGCCTGCCCCGGTGGGCGCGACCAGCAGCGGGGCACGAGCGCCTGAGCGGTAGGCATTGCGCAGATCGTCAATTGCGCGGTGCTGGTAGGGGCGGAGGTTAGTCATAGTGGCAGCTCCAATTGCGTGCCATCAGCCGGTAATCCGTGCATTGCAATTTGCGCCATGGTCAGGACTCGACGCTGTTGATCGTATGCAGGTCGTGCATAACCGAGTTGATAGAGGTGCAAATCGTTTTGCAGAAGGGCAATTGCAACCGCCCGCCAGGATGGCGCTCGGCCTGATGCTGCGACCTTGGCCGGCACCTCGTCAGGAATGCCGCTTGAATAACAGCGAGTTTTCCACACCGCTTCGTATTCCAAAACTCTCGCGGTAGCGCATTTCCCAGGCGCAAATGGCTCGATCCGCTTGTCTGTTCGCCAATGTCCGTTGCTCATCTGTTAGAAGTCCCCATGCTTGTCGGGTAATGTCCTCAGGGCATCGCAAGGCAAGAGCGCAGGCAGCATGGCCAATCCATGCCTTCCGGTTGAGGTTGTAGTCGGTTAGTGCATTGATGCAGCTGTTGGGCCACTCAATCGTGACCCGTTGCATGTAGCGGCCATAAAGACGGTGATTGCCGGTAAAGATCACTGCACGCTGCAGGGCAATACGCCGGTTTGGCACATCGCCCCACATGTTGAAGTAAACCTCTTCCCAGGTGTCAATTGGCAACCAGATCCTCTTGAGCTTCATGTTCAAGATCCTCTGTAATGTTGTCAATCTGATCTACGTCCCATGCCTTGCTGAAATCCTTGCCAAGGAATAACGAGGCTAGGCCGGTAATCTGCTTAAGGCGCAATAGTTCATCAGGGCTCATGCCGATGTGCTTGCAGATCCACGCGTCGCCTTTGCCCATTTCAATCAGCTCAGCAACAATCACGCTCATCAGCTCGATGTTGTGCGAACCACGGGCGCGGTTATGGCGAATAGTGGACGCCATTCTGTCGTGTAACTCCTTGCGAAGGACCACCACAGGCAATCGACCACCCTCGCGTTCGCGGATACGCTGACTGTTCTTCAAGGTTAGATAGCGGTGAAAACCGTCAACGACCACATAAAGGTCACGCTCGGCATCATGCACGACAACGACAGGTTGCGTGTAACCATCTTCCCAGATGGATGTTTCGAGTAGCGCCATTTCAGGCGGCGCAACAGAGTTGGGGTTGTAATCATTGGCGGTAACTTTCTCGATAGGAATACTGCGTACGGAGTAGACCGGGGATCGCCAAGGGTAAGAGTCGTTCTCGTCGTGGAGTTCATTGCCTTTGAGGGGTGGGTTGAATACACAGATCAGTGTGGTGGGCTCTAAGGCTTCAAATGTGTGCGGGTCGTGTTTGTCCAAGACGTAAGTCACATCCGGCCCAATGGCGTGGATTTCTTGTGTTGTTTCGTTAATCAACAGACCTTTGCCGCTGACGCAGTAGCAAGTTTCGAGGTGGTGTTGATAGTGCCAACGGTGGGGTTTCCCAGGGTGAATGACGGTTTTGGTCATGCTGTAGCCCATGCCGTCGGTTTCAACGACAAGTCGATGGCTGATAAAGCCACCGCGCGGGCATTGCACAACGCGGTCGTCGGGAAGCTGGGCGGCGTTTAGGATCTTCATTTGGCGGAACGGTTAAGAACTTGGCTGTACTTGCGTTGGATTGACTTTTGGCGGCGCTGTTGTTCTTGCGTTGGCGCCAGTCCAAGGTATTTGCAGGTGTGATCGTTCTTCAAAACCGTGATGGCAAATCGCTTCCACGATGTGACCATGCTGTTGTGACATGGCAGATCATCGAGGTGATCGGGTGGCACCTTAATCACAACACGGCGCAGATTGTTTCCGCCATGCCGCGTGGTGCCATTAATGTAGAAACGGATGCCAATATGGCTGAGCGCGTTAATGATCGACTCAGGAAGACCGCGCCCCACTCGGCCCCAGTAACGGATTGACTGAATGAAGCGCTGTTTAAAATTTGCGCTGGATTGATCGGGTAAGGTGGCCAGCAGAAACTTTACAAATGACTTCCAGGTATGGCCGGCCGGTAGCTTGAACGATTTGTAATCAAGCTGTTTGCCGTAGGTAGCCATGAAGTTTGCCCCACCGACCCTGGCGCAAAGCCTGGCCCACACCTGCGGGTCTATCACCCGGTACATTGCCAGGCTTGACTTGGACTCAGACATAAATGGCGAGGCAACCCGCATCTTTTTAATCGGAATGCCTGCCATGTAGAACACGTCATACAACTTGTTGTAATCCCAGCCAAACTTTGCGTTGGCGGTCCAGATGTCCTCCGTTCGCCAGTCGTAGATCGGGTAGCAGTTGTAAGTGTGGTCGGTGTTCTTCTTTGTCCACATCCGACCGAGCATAGTTTCCTTGTCTTGATTCAGGATGGCACGGAATCGATTTAAAGATTCGACCGTGCGGATGCCGATCAAGTTGGCGCAGGGTTGCCCTTGGCTGTACCACTCCGCAAACATGTCCCAAAAGGTGGCGTAATCCATGTTTTCAATGAACAGGTCGCCAAAGGGGTGATTCTGCAGATTGACGATGTAATCCTGCTGCGGCATGGGTCGGATCCAACGATGCCGGTCTTGCTCGCCCCAGCATTGCCAATCAATTTCGTAGGACGAGACGGTGCAGGGCAACGTGATTGGCAAACAGCACCAATAGGTGTCAAGGATGTCCCGATTGGCTTGGAGGATGCGGTGCATGAACTCCTCGCTGTGGGTGTAGTTGGCTTCGTTGTCCATAATCTGGACGCCAATTTTCATGGGCAGCTTCCGTTCTCGGACGTAGTCGCAAACAAGATTCAGGAGAACACCGCTGTCCTTGCCACCGGAGAAGGAGACATACACACGGGTGAAATGCTGAAAGATGAAGTCCAGCCGCTCAATAGCGGCGTCGTAAACCGATTGCTCGAGGTAGTGGCGCATGGTTTTTGCCGTGGCCAGCCGAACCTAGCAGCATCTGGTCGCAAGTGCTAGCATTTGGGGGCAACTCGCAAGAGACCATGCAAAACGCGGACTACCACAAGCATTGGGCGGTCAGCAAGTCTGGCCTTGATCAAATCGCCAAAAGCCCGCTCCACTACTGGGCTCGCTACCTGGACCCAGACCGGGTCATCCCTGAATCAACCCCGGCGATGCGGCTTGGGACTGCGCTTCACACTCACGTTTTAGAGCTGGATCAATGGGACAAACAGATTGCAGTGGCTCCCTCAGACATCAACCGGCGCACCAAGGAAGGCCGCGAGCAATGGGCGGCGTTTCAAGCTGATGCAAAACGTAAAACCCTGATCACCGCTGAAGACGCCGAAGTGGTCATGCAAATGGGCCGCAGCGTTTGGCGCCATCCTGCCGCGGCGATGCTGCTGCATTGGCAGGGCAAGGCCGAGACAACGCACATGTGGACCGATGCCACGACAGGCATCGAGTGCAAGTGCAGGCCGGACTGGCTGACTAACGACGGCAACCTGATCGTTGACCTGAAGACCACCGAAGATGCCAGCCCGCGGGGCTTCCAGCGCAGCGTGGCCAACTACCGCTACCACGTCCAAGCGGCGTGGTATCTGAACGGCATCGAAGCGGCGACTGGCCACCGGCCTGATCAGTTCATCTTCATCTGCGTCGAAAAGAAGCCGCCGTTCGCCGTGGGCGTGTACGCCGCCGACGCGGAGATGATCCAGATCGGCGCAGAGACGGCTGCGCGCGACCTTGACGTGTACGCCACCTGCAAGGCCGCCGACGTGTGGCCCAGTTACAGCGACCAGATCGAGCCGCTCAGCCTGCCCGCATGGATGCGCCCGCGGGCTGATGGCTCACTTCCCAACCCACCCGAAATCGAGACCTACTGATGGAATCCACAGCACTCACCACCACCAGCACCGGATCGGTGTTCTCGGGGATCCAAGCCTTCGAGGATGCCCAGCGGATAGCTAAGGCACTGGCCAGCAGCACGCTGATCCCGCCGCAGTTCCAGGGGCAACAGGGGTTCGCTAACTGCTTGGTCGCGCTTGAGATTGCCAATCGGATGGGCATCAGCCCGTTCCTGGCGATGCAGCACCTGCATGTAATCCACGGCCGGCCGAGCTGGTCCAGCAGCTTCATCATTGCGATGGTCAACGGCTGCGGCCGGTTTAGCCCATTGCGGTTCGAGATCAGCGGTGAAGGCGACAGCCTGGCCTGTTATGCGATCGCCAGCGACCTTGCCAGCGGGCAGGAGCTGAAGGGGCCGACCATCACGATGGCGATGGCGAAGAAGGAAGGCTGGGCGACGAAATCGGGCAGCAAGTGGCAGACGATGCCTGAGCTGATGATCCGTTACCGGGCCGCGGCGTTCTGGGGCAGGCTGTACGCGAGCGACATGCTGCTGGGAATGCAGAGCCAGGAGGAAGTGGTCGACATCGAGCCGGTCAAGGTGCGCACCGCTGAACCTGAGCTGCCCAAGACGAGCCTGGATGATCTGAATGCCCAGATTGCATCCGAGCCTGAGCCTGAACCGGTGGAGGTGATCAGCGATGAACTCTTCTGACTATCTGACCGCCACCCAGCTCGCTGAGCGTTGGGGACTGCACCCTGACACGTTGATGCGCTGGCGTAAGGCGGGCAAGGGTCCTGCTTATTTCAGGACTCCCGGATTCGTGCTCTATCCCTTGGCCGAGGTGGAGCACTACGAAAAGGCCAACACCATTACCCACGACCAACCATGAGCTTCAAAGCAAACGGCGCACTGTTCAGGAACACTGAAGAGAAGATGCGCGCGCGGCTGGGCGATCGCTTTGATCCGTCCAAGAATTATCCGATGTATGACGGCGTGATCAGCGTCCCGGCTGACCAGGCGTACGCAATGGCGAATTACCTGATGAACGCCACGCCGAACGATCGGGGCAACATCCCGATGCGGATCAGCGGCTGGCGGAAGGAGCCGGCCAGCGGCGGTGACGCTTATGTGTCGATGGCGATCGAGCCTGATTACAAGACGCAGAAGGCGATCGAAGAGGCTGCGGCCATGTCGGTGCCTGCTGCCGCTGCGAGCCTCGCTCAGGCCACTGGCGGCGTGGTGGCGCAGGTCACTCAGGCCGACGTGTTCTGATTGAGGATCATCAGCTCCAGGCGCGCGATCTTATGGACTGCGGCCTGGAGCATTTCCTGCTGACGGTAGCTTTGCCGCAGCAGGTTGGCGGCCAGCTGGCCGATGCTGCCATGTGCGGCGAGGCCGCGGCAGTTGCTCTCAAGTTTGAACAGCCGTTCAGCTGGGATCTCGACCTGCATCCATTTTCCGAAGTCCATCGATCTGGGGCAGTTGCCCCATGTTGCCCATGATCTGTCCCCACTGCAGCAGCAAGAACCACAAGGTTCCGGTCACGAACGGCCAGATGGACGACCAGATCGTCCGTAAACGAGTCTGCGGTGACTGCGGCCACATCTGGTTCACGGTTGAGGTGACGGTGCCGAAGTACGCGATCGGATGGTCGTCAGGACTCCAGCGCAAGCCGGTGCTGCGCGTGCCGGCTGAGGTGACGACTGGCATGGTGCGGATCGGCGCCAGCCACGAGGAAGCGCAGGACTCGATCCAGAACCTGCTGGATGCCAACCGTCGCAAGTCGGAGGCTGCGGAGCTGCGGCGCAATGCAACGGAATGTGACAGCGGGGGATGACGGCACGCTGTCTACGGTGTATTGTTAGGGGACCGGAGGCAATCGGTCCTCCACTCGGCAGCCTAGAGGCTGCGCTTCAGGTGCACACTTCAGTCCTTCAGCTCAAGCGCATGGCCATCGAGACCGGCACCACCATGTGTCATGACGGTTTGACGGTTACGCCCGAGGGGATGCTGGTCATCTGTGGCCGTCGTTGCACCCTGAATGAGGCGATTATGTACCTCGGCAATCGGGCTGTTACCCGCGCCAAGGCTGCCGCTTAAGCCCTTCGGGGCTCTCCACCACCACCCACAACACCATGGTCACCAATCCCTGGATCAACCGCTTCGCAGCCCTGACGCTGCTGTTCATGATGTATGCCGTCGGCATCAGCGTCGGCCGTGATCAGGTAATGCAAGCGCATTACCAGCACCCCGCCTGCCATCCGAACCTGAAGCCATGACACCTCGTCGCTTCTACTTCCAGATCCGCAGCGCCAACGTGATCGAAGCGATCACGGCGCACACCCTGACCGAAGCCAAGCAGATCGCGCAGCAGTCCGGCTGGATGCCGTGGTGGTCTGAAATCGAATGGCTCAATCCTGAAACCGTCACTGACCCTGCGATCTATGGCTGACATCATTGGCGCCATGCTCCCGTGGGCATGGCATGAAGAACCAGACGACAGCAAACACGGCGAAGGCATCAGCCGCCCGCGGCATGGTGCCAATACCCGCGAGTACCGCGTGATGGTGCGCAAGGCTCACGCGCAGCCGATGATCTGGATCACGCAAGCCGAGACCAAACGCCACGCGCTGCGGTACGCGCAGAACCGCTGGCCGAACGCAACGGTGGAGGTGGCATGAACTGCTACCGCATCACCTTGGCGATCGATCAGGTCGAGCTGCTGGCACCCAATGCCGCCACCGCTGCGCTGAGCGCGATGGAGCTTTATCCCCGTCAGCAGGTGCTGAGCGTGCTGCTTCAGCCCGACTGGGAAGACGATGACGATGACCACCCATCACTCACCGCTGAAGAACGGAACCCGAGCCTGCGATGACTGACTACAAAGCAACTCCCGAGCAGTGGCAAGAAGACGCTGCACGCTGGCTAGATGCAATTCTCGAACTCCGCGCCAGGGTCGAGGCGCTGGAGGGCAAGTACGAGACGCAGCGCCTGGCCACGTTGGAGTGGGGCGAGGACGTGGACAAGGTGAAGCGCTGGAGCGATCAGCACCTGCAGCGGATCATGAAGCTGGAGGCTGCCCAGCCGATCGACGAGGAAGAGAACGATCGCCGGTTTCATGCGTGCATGGACCTGATCCGCAACGCCACGCCGGAGCAGATCCGTGCGGCGGCTGGGCTGCCCGAGCGCAAAACATCGAAGGTCTATGAGATCAACGAGCCGCTGCAACTGACGCCGGAGCAAGCGCAGCAGCTCATGGATTTGCTGACGCCAAACTCCAAGCCAGCGGTCAAGGGGCCTTTGCTGATCACCCGAGTGGCCGCCGCCATCAGTCAAGACGGCGAATCCATCAACTGGTCGGGAGCCTACGCCGCGATCCGCGAGGTGGCGACGTGGTTGCGTGATGAACAAGCCTATGGGGTGTGTGCGTTGCTGCTTGAGCAAGAGGCCGGCCAATGACCGACCACATCCGCGCCAAGCTCGAAGCGCTGATCAGCGACTCGAGCATGTTCAACGCAGGGCAGCTCGAGGAACGCCGGCGGCTGCAGCTGCTGATCACCGCCCGGATGGACGAGCTGCGCAGCGGCCCTACCGTGCCGCATGTCAGCGCGATCTGCGCTGAACTGCTCAGGATCCGCCAAGCCCTTGAACCATGCTGACCAGCAGCCAACTCGAACAGCAACGCTCAGACATGCTTGAAGCGCTCTATCACGCGAGCGGTCGGACCTGCGGCACCTACACGGGCCTTTGGCAGGAGTTCAGCCGCGACATCGCCGCCAACTTCCGAGACACCGACTATGCAGACCTTCATGCCGCCTGCGTGCTGGCGATCGGTGAAGCCGAAAGCCACCTGGCCGACAAGCACGCGCAGCAGTGCATCAGCGTGTGCCGGCAGTTTCTGCTGAGGGGCAAATGGCTCTAACCGATCGACGCCCTGACGGCAAAGGCCGCAACTTCACGGTAAACATCCGCATGAGCCGCGAAGAGATCGAAGCCGCTCGCAAGCTGGGCGACGGCAACATCAGCATGAGGTTCAGGCACGCGATCCGTTACGCCTGTTGGAAGAACATGCGGCCGGTCAAGCTGAGCACCCTGCTGCGGTCTGCTTCGGTGATGGCCGCTGCTCTGGAGGATGGCAACCATGAGTGACCACTACCGCCATGGTGAGATCGAGTGCATCGACGCGATTGCCGCGGCGCTGACGCCAGAAGAGTTCAGGGGTTTCTGCAAGGGCAACGTTCTGAAATACGTCTGGCGCGAGCAGCACAAGGATCCCGAATCCTTAAAGAAAGCCCGGTGGTATCTCGACCGCCTTATCGGCACCATGGAGCCATGAAATTGCCGCACCTCAACTGGCTAGAGCGCTGGGCGTTGCGGCTGCTGCACCGCAGCCCGCGGATGTCGCTCGTCATCGCCAAACCAGTCAACACCACCCTGATCTCGTGGTCGGCGCTTGAAGATGATCAGCTGGCCATGGCGATCGCCCAGGATCTGCTGCTGATGCCCGACGATGATGAGCCGCTGTCGATGCAGCTCGAGCGCATCTATCACCAGCCGTCCTACGGGGAACGCGAGTGATCAGTCTGTACGCCGGCCGTTTGCTGCTGGTGTGCACCTGCAGCTCCCGCAACTGGCAGGCTCATGTCGTGCTGGGTCCAAAGCCTGAGCTGCAGATCAGGACTGATACAGGCACTGTTCACTTGCCCACGGCGCTTGAGCGCGCGCAGTCGGTTTACAGGATGGCGGTGACGCAACTGCGGCCTGCTGATGCGCCGCGCATGTGCTGGGACTGCCTGCAGTGGGACATGCGCATCCAGGGGTGTGACCTGCAACTGCCGGAAGCGAAACGCAGCGGCGGCCGGTATGCACCGCGATGCGAGATGTTTCAGCCATGCCGCGCGAATGGGTGACGGCCACGCGTGAGCCGTGGTGCGTGCTGATCCACCAGGCGCTGATGGCGATCGATCGGCACAACAGTCTGTTTTTCCAGACAGGCGACCGCTGGCACCTGCTGCAGGCTGAACGGCTGCGGCACTATGTGACCGAGCTGAAGGACTGGATCAGCAGCCATGAGCGAGCCGCAGATTCTGAGCCGTACTGACCGCGACGGCGGATGGATCGAGACGTTGCAACCTGAAGGCGGCGGCGAGCTGTATTACAGGAGCTGCGCGCACGGCATGTGCCGCTACTCCAGCGACCTGTGGCAGGCTGAGCTGTACCTGGACCACCTGCTAGCCCGATGACGCTGGTCTACCTAGCTCTCATGTATTGGCTGATCTGTGCTCTCGTCATCCTGCTGCTGAGCAAAATCCTGCCCTAGCCACTGGGCGATCGCCCACTCGTTGAAGGCTGACCAGAACGGCTGCGCGCGATACCAGTCGATCCATGGCTTGTGGCCTTTGCGGCTGTTGCATCCAAGGCAACAGGCGACCATGTTTGAGCGGACAGTGAGCCCGCCGTGCACCTTGGGGATGACGTGATCAAGCGTCGGGCTGCGGCCCAGCTCGTCGCCGCAGTAGGCGCAGCGGTAGTTCCAGGCGAGCAGGACCTGATCGCGCGCTGATCGGCGGGTGATCAGTCGAGTCCCGTCAATGTGGGTCTTGTCCACTGAGATCCGGCGGCAGGGGCATGGCCTGAACCTCAAGGCTCAGGATGTCGTCGTCGTCGTGAACGTGTTCCGCTATGCGGCTGTAGACATCAGCGGGCAGGTCTTCGGGGTCAGCGTCTGAGCGCACCACAACGGTGGCATTGACCTCGACGATGAACGCCCGCATCGTTTGGCCGCTGCTGCCCCAACGGTAACGGGCGCGACTGGATCGCCCGGAATGTGACGAATTGTGAACAGGCCACCCCGATCAGTTGCGGGACACTGCCCGCGGTGTATAGTTAGTTCATCGGGCCGAGAGGCTCACCACCCACACCAAACCATGAACTACTCCAACGCCGCCCTCGCCGCTATCACCGCCGCAGGCGTGCTCAACCCCTCCGATCAGCTGATCGCCTGCGTCACCTTTACCACCGAGGTGATCCGCCGCGGCACCGGTTGCTCCTTCGAGTCCGCAGCCGCCGAGGCCTTCGCTACCTGGGCCGACCTGGCCTGATCCCCCAGCCCCGCTCCGGCGGGGTTTTTTCGTAACCTCACCGCCATGACTGACTTTTTGAACCTCAAGATTTCTGAAAAGCAGGTCGTGTGCCCCAAGCACGGCACGCACAAGCACTACATCAGCAGCAACATTGAAGGCCATGAAGGGCACTGGTGCATGTTGTGCTGGCTGGAAAACCTCGGTCCATGCCTTCCCACTGTCGAGCAGCGCATTACCCTTGACCCATGACCTACATCCTCGATCTCGGCCCGTGGCACGTCGGGCCGTTCCCGACGCACATCGCCGCGCAACACTGGGCAGAGCGCCATGGCGTCGATGGCTATCGGATGATTCCGCTCGACGATCCAGCCGAAGCGCCGATCAGGATCGCGCGGCTCAATAATCCCAGCGCACCCTAGGCCGGCCTTTGCGGATGCCGAGATGGATGAACCCCTTAGGCGCGCCATAGCCGACGCTGTAGGGCCACTCACGATCGACCCACACCTGCACCTTGTTGATGTCAGCGCCATGGATGAAGAAGTCCACAGCTCCGACGCTGGGTGCGTTGTAAAGGTGCTCTGATCCGCTGGCCCCGCCAACCGATCGATTGATCGCCACTGGCCTGAATCCTGATGTGATAACGACCGGCTTGCCCCCGAATGCCACGCGCACACGCTCCAGGAACGCTGCCAGCTCGGCTGCGGTGTCGATCTGATGCTGATGCTCGAAGCGGCGCGCTTCCTGGTCAAGCGCGAACTCTCCCAGTCGGATGTGTGGCGTGATCCGCAAATCGAACGAGCTGGCCGGCGTCAGCTTGGCAGGTTGCCGCTCAACCTCGACCACCTTCAGGTGTCCCTTCGCCCATAGCTTGCCCTCAGCTTCGCGGCGGCGCCTCAGGCCAGCCTCGACGTTGGTGCCTGGGTTGCGGTAGAGAAGCATCGCGGCCGGCACTGCATCCCAATCTTTCTCACGCAGCTCGCGGCTGATCGTCTCGAATCCGGTCGAGCCGTAGAAACCACTGCCCAGGTTGTAGGCAAAGCTGACCAGCGCGCATTGCTGATGATCGCCCATTTCACGCCAGTGCGGCACCGTCTCGCGCAGCTTGGCCGCGATCCGATCCACCTCCTGCCGCAGCAGCATGTCAGCTTCGACGCGGTTGAGCCGATCGCCTTTCTTCACCTTGCGGCCGTCGCCGTAGCGTGTCGTGCCCCAACCGATCGTCCACGGCTCGCCACCGCTCAGCGGATCAGGGTAGGCATCGAGGTGACAGCCCTCGAACTGCTGGATCAGCTTCAGCGCATCGCTCAGATCGACCTGCTTGCCGTCTTGGCTCCAAGTTTTGAACCATGACTGATCCCTGTTAAAGAGATCCGGCGCAACCTTTAATAGCTCGGCTTCCAATTCAGAAATCGCCGCCTGCTGATGCGGCAGTCCCTTCCAGTAGCGAAACAGATCGCTTGGCTTGATCGGTGACTTAGGCACGATCAGCGGCGCTTCGGGAACATCAGCTTCAGTGCCTGCAGCAGCAGCTGAACCCAGCTGTTCGACTTGAGAGGCGTCAGCGCGATGATCTCGCTGCCAGCAGCGATGACGATGGCGATGACGGCAACGGTTTCGGCGTCCATGATCAACGATGTGGCCGTGCTTCCAGCGTAGCTACCCGCTGCTCAACGCCATTCAGCCGCTTGAAGGTTTCCTGGCGATCGGCGCGGATGTCGGTATGCAGCACCTCCAGCTGCGTGGCGATGTGCTCCACTGCAGCGGTGAGCCGGATCACTGCCTCGCGGGCCTCATCATTGCGACGGCTGAACCCCATGGCGCCCATAGCCGCCACGCTGATGGATGCTCCAGCAACAGCAGCGACCAGCTCGATCATGCACTCAGGTTAGCGCCTGCTGCCACGGCATCCCGCTGGCCTTGCTGGGATGGTGCTGCTCGTCAAGCTGCGCCTGCAGGGCGGCATGGATCTCCTGCACCTTCTCGTCGCCGAACTTGGGCAGCAGCCACTCCATCACCACCTGATCTTCGATCAGGTCGGCGTAGGGGATCATGCTGCCCTCTGGGCGCTCCAGGCCCAGGCTGCCGTAGGCTGACGAGCGGTAAACGCCATCAGACGCTTCGACCGTGTAATGGATCGTGAAGACATACCCGTCGGCTGTCTCGCGTTCCATGTTGGCGATGTGCCAGGTGAAAGTGGTGTCGGACATGAGTCGGTGGGTGATTGTAAGAGTCTAGGACGGGTGTCTAGAGAAGGTGACTACTGGGATTCAAGTCCGCATACGCGGCAAGGGGAGTTACCTGGCGCAGGACTATCTTCACAAGCTACGCAATTTGGTTTGATCTGGGATAAAGCGTCTACAACTTTAGCCATGACGTCTAACAACTGAGAGGCTTTTTCTCTGGAAGACATGTTTGCTGCAGCATGATCAAGACCTATGTAAATCTGGATTGCAGCGTGAAGCTCAGCGCACAGCGCTCGGAAGTCAGTCATTATATTCGCCATCAGAGAAGTACTGAAACCAGTAATGATCAGCCTGGCGCTCGGCTGTTAGCTGATCAGGGGCTTGCACCTTCCAGAGTCCTTTGCGGCAGGAAATCTGGTAGCCGTCTTTGAGCCTGCGGCGTTTGATGTGAGCTTCGTTCATTAGTGGGAATGGTTAATCAGTTTGGCCAGGCTTCATCAGCTACGGACCAGAGGTGATCTACAAACTTCTGGAGTTCCTCTCTGTTCTTGAAATCTTGCTCGTAATACGAGTCATCATCGTTCGACAAAAAGACCCTGCCGTTCTTTACCCAAGCGGTGTGTTGGCAGTGCCCACCATCTGGATCGAAATCGGGGTCGGGGTCGTAAGCTTCAAAGGTCATGGTTTCTAGGGAACTGTGGCCAAGGGCAGGGTGTTGACGCACCGCTGCCCTCACACACTACCATGTGCTACAGTGCTTCGGCTGACAAGGCACCGCAACGGTTGTGATATTCCGTTGCACAGGGGCAGGGGTGAGATCCTGCCCCTTTTTAATGCCAAGCCCAACTATCCGGGATTTCCAGATAGTTCAACTTGTAAGGGCTGGTTACAGGTTCGCCAGACCTCGATGTGAGTAGGGTTACTACCCCTGGCTGAGGTTAGCTTTCATGTAGAGGTAGATCGCTTCTAGCTCTTCTAAGCTCGCGTCATTCTTGAGGAAGTTGGCACGAGCTGAAATGACCTTGACATTGCCCTTGGTGTAGCCGCCTGCCGGATCAATACGATCCAGCGTTGGCGCATTCCAGTTGTCCTTCATCGAGACGCGACCTTTACCCACGGAAGCAAAGATCGGGATACCCAAAACGGGGCAGATCTCGGGAATCACAATGTCGTCAACTTCCAAGTCGCATTCCAAGCCGCGATCCTTGGCTCGATTGCGTGCGTTGTAAAGCAGCTTCCGCCGTGGATCAATTCGGATGTATTCCTGATTACGGCAGACCTTGCAGCGAGTGGAGCGCTTAATTCCATTGATATCAGTGCGCGCTTCACCTGCATTTGAATCAGGCCAGAAGGAATCAGGTGCAAGCGCTTGCTCGCACCCAGTACACCAAAGCAGCGTTGGATCAGGCGATTTTACGGATGCGGGCATCAGGTGTAAACGATCTTCAGATCACCAGTGGAGGTGCGGTACACATCTCCGTCAACAAGGCCTCCAGTTTTAGCGGCAGCATTATCAGCATAAACGGGCGCGTTGGAGAAATTGATCACCCGTGTATTCTTGATGCGCATCGCCTCAGTTGGTGATGACGCCCCATCCGCAGTAACGGAGAACACTAACCTGCCCGGCATGTCGTTAGCGCCGGGGGTGCCGTCTACTACTCCTTGGATTGATGCGGCTTGAATCAGGTTTGTACCGTCACCGCCTTGGAAACCGATAACTCCCAAAGGGCTGCCGTCATTTACCGTTTGGTTCCTTGCGAGGAATAAGTTGCCAGGTCCAATGCTTCTCGCAATAGTTACTGAGGCAGAACTGCCAGCAACCTGAAGCTCAGAGTTAAAGGTTGTGCCAGCGCTATCAACGGCAACGCTCGAAGACGTGCCAACTAAAAGGCGTCCCGAACTGTCGATGCGAGCGCGTTCAGTGCCACTTGTTGCTAATTCAACTTGGCTGCCACCAATCGATATAGGAACGTATGCAGAAGACGTTCTGTTATAAGAAAGCAAGATGCTCTTGCTGTCGCCGGTGTCATAACAAAGCTCGGGACCAACACCGCTGGTGGGTACACTTCTGGAAGTAGAGAAGAAGCTACCAGCACAATGTGCTGTCGCGGCAGGACTCGTAATGCCAATCCCTACCGCTCCTCCCGATGTGACAGTAACCCGAGGAACAAAAGTGCCCCCAGAGTCAGTGCCAAACTGAAAGCTGCTGGCACGCAGGTAAAAAGGCGTTGTTGCATTGACCGCATCATTGAAGCACTCAGCAATCGTGCCTGTGCTTAAACCAGCAGCGGTGCCATTCCGAAAAAAGATGTTTGCGTCGGTTGCGTGCTTTACGTGAATGGTCCCCTGAGGACTCGAAGACCCCAGACCTAATCGGCCACTGGAGTCCAGGCGCATGCGTTCGGTGTTGCTGGTAAAAAATGCCAAAGGCGTATAACTTCCGCTGGCTCCGTAATAAGCAGAGATACCAGCAACGGTGCCATTATGACCAATTGCAATTGAGTTTCCGCTAGCTGAAGATTCAACTACAAGACCTTGTGTAATGTCTGCAGAGTATTGTTTGATACCCATCGAGACGCCCCCTGCGCCGTAGGCAGTCCAAACAAACTGGCCAACTCCTATCCTTCCGTTTGCATCAACAACCAACCGCCCCGTGCCATTAGTTGAGATGGCTACTTCATCGGCGCCAGGGCTGTAGATGCCGGTGTTGGTGTCACCGGTGAAGGTGATCGTCGGGGCGCCAGCGGTGCCGAGTGGGTGGGCAGCGGTGCTGTCAAAGACTGTTGCACCCGTCACGTCAAGCGTGCCGGGGATGTCTACATTGCTGGTCCACTCGACGCCAGTGCCAGCAGAGTCTGTTTGTAGCAGTTGGCGGGCAGCGCCATCGGCCAGTTTGCTGACGGCGATCTCAGCCGTTGCGCTGATGTTGCTGTCTGCGATCTCGCTAGCGGCAACCGTGATGCTGCCAGTGCCATTGGTGACCGCGATGCCGGACCCTGCCGTCAGCGTGGCTTTGGTGAGGGTGTTGCCGGTCGTGTTGCCGATCAGCAGCTGCCCGTTGGTGTAGGTCGTCTGACCCGTGCCACCTGATGCCACGGCCAGGGGCAGCGTCGCCCATGCCTGATACGCCAGGCTGGTCCATGCAGTGCTGCCATCACCGATCTTGATCTTCCCTGTATCGGTCTCACGGCCCAGCTCATTGGCGAGCAGGGTCGGGTTGACTGATGTCCAATTGGCTGCGGTGTCACCGCGCAGCTGCAATCGAACCGATACGGTGGTAGGGGTGGTCACTGCAGAGCGCCTCGGCCTTGTAAGGTCAGTGTAGGATCGGCGCCGCCAGCGTTCAAGATGAACGGTGCATTGCCCGTGAATGCTGGTGACGTGAACGCCGCGACTGCGGGCTGTGCCGCCTCGTTGCCATCCAAGATGTAGAGCAGGCTGAGCCCGATCAAGACGATCAGGCTGATCGACATGTTGGTGTAGATGCCGAACTGCTCTTCAGTCGGCGGCCCCGCGTAACGGTAGATCGAGTCATCCGTTGCGATCGTCGGGCTGCCCCAGATGCTGGTCGGCGCGGTGAAGCGCAGATGCGCGCCATAGGCATTGTTGTAATGGTCGCGCAGGGTGTTGACGTCGGTGCTGGTCAACGCCTCGTAGTTGAGCGTGATCGTGTAACCGGTCGTGTCGGTCGAATGGCGAAAGCGGATCGGCCCGCTGATCGTCGGCTCTTCGCTGACGTTCATCATGCCGAAGTCGTAGCTGACGCTGCGGGGGATGATCGTGGGAAACGGATCGGCAGTCATGATCAGATCGTGTAATCAGGGATCAGTTCAAGCTCAACCCGCATGGTGGTAACGGGGCAGGTCTTGTCAATCTGCGGACTGCTGGCATAGATCCACTTGTGGCCAGCCGGGAAGGTCAAGCTGCTGGACCCTTGGATGGTGGAGCTGTCCAGCTCAAACGGCGTGAACCGACCATGCAGCAGGTAGTGGTTATAAATCGCAGTTTGATTCGTGCTGGTGATTGCGCTGAACGTCATGCTCAGCCGATGGCCCACACTTGAATTGTTGTGTTGAACGCTGGCCTCTTCACCCAGCAGCGTGCGCAGCTGCGTGCTGGCGTATGTGCCTGGCGTGTAGGCGCGAACGCTTGGCGCGATGTCGGGGAAGTTTGCCATGGCTAGATCGTGGTGTAATCAATAATCACAGTCCCGTTGGCGCGCCGGAGATTTTGAATGATCAGCTCAACGCATACATTCCCTGCCGAGCCAGTCACATCAGTTGGAGTGCCAGACAGAAAATCATTATAAGTATTGAACTTAAATAGTCTTCCGCTGACGACATAGGCAGGGGCGCCATAGCTGGTGCCTTGACCAGTTATAAAACCACCGCCCGCGAGCTGAATCTTTTGATAATGCCTAAAATAACCGCCAGCCTCGACGAGTGTGCCAGCTTCAACCGTGACTTCATAAATCACCTGAGCTATGCCGCCGCAATAGTAAATAGCTCGAATTGTCGTCCCTGGTGTTGTTGTAATGTTCATGCTGCCAACAACATAAACCTGAGATCCAAAGTTGTTAAACTCTTCGAATGTTCCGCCAGGCTCGCCAGAGTTAAACCATTTTAGATTTGGAGTGGATCCATCTGGACACCTAAACTCATCTTCGATCGTTACAGCTGCGCCTTTTATGGCTGCAGATCCTGCGGGATAGACTTGGAATGAAAGTGGATCCCCAAATGGATCAGCAGAATTATTGATCGCCCCCTGCGGCTGCGCCTCATCGATGGCAGTGATGTTGTACTCGAAGTTGCTGTCAGCCGGCAGGCCTGGCAGGTTGCCGCCTGAATCGGTGATCGGCGTGGTGTTGCCTGCGTTGACGCTGCAGGCCAGCGTGTAGGGTCCGGTTGTGTAGGAATAGCCCGGAGCGGTGGCCGAGTTGACCGCCACTGCAACGATGCTGCGGCCCTGCGAATCAACAGGCAGATGCACCAGATCGAGGATCACTGAGCCATTGAACCGCCGATCGATCCGCTCAACCTCATAGAGGTAGTCATGCAGGCTGATCTGATCTTCGCTGGTCTCACGCTGCAGCCGCACCCGCACCACGTCGCCTTGCGTCAGGGTGCTGTTGTAGGACCCAGGCCGCACATGCAACCGCAGAGTGTGGGTGATGTACTTGCGCCGTGCCGCGTGATAGACGCCCACCTTGACGGCGTGTGATTCATTGGTACAGAAGTCGCTCAGGTCGTATTGCTCAAACGGCCCGGTCGATGCCTCGCCGGTGTACCGCACCTCAAGGGTGCGCATCAGGCCCGCGTAGTTCTGCGGCTGCTGCCGCCAGAGCACCTGCACGCAGATCGACTGCCGATCGGTCAGCGGGATGTACTCAATCTCAAAGCCATCTGGCAGCACATCCTCTTCGGTGAATCCATAGACCCAGGTGAGCGCGCTGGTGTTGATGCTGCCGTTGACATTGAACGGCAGCCGCGGGCGCAGGCCTTTCTTGCCGTTCTTGTCGGTGACCCGCAGCAAGAACGAAATGCTGATCTCTTCCAGCCAGTCCTCAAGGTTGCTCGACTTGTGATAGACGCCCTGGTAAAAAAAGCTGTTGTAATTGGTGAACGTTGCCGCCTGCGTCATGGCGGTGAGATCCAGCAGCGACTCTGTGTAACGGCTGCTTTCGCGGATCAGGTACAGCGCCAGATCGACGACATTGCTGCTGGCGCCATTGGTGCCGACCAGAATGCGGGGGACTGAGATGCCCGAGTTGATGAAGCAATGGATCTGATTGCTCCATGTGTCGTCGCCATCC